AGAAGTTGCCCGTCTCCAAGGGAGCTGGGTTGACAGCTAAGGGCCGCGCCGTGTACAACAAAGCGACCGGCAGCAACCTCAAAGCCCCCCAACCCCAAGGCGGTAAGCGCAAGGACTCGTTCTGCGCTCGCATGTCAGGTATGCCCGGTCCAATGAAAGACGAAAAAGGCAAGCCGACCCGTAAGGCGGCTGCTCTTGCAAGATGGAAGTGCTAAATCATGGAATTGCCAGTCTGGAATACCATCCTGTCGTTTGCTTCGGCTGCATTGCTATTTTGGGTGAAGGTCTCACATGATGAGGTCAAGCGCCTGAGCATCTTGTTGAGCAAGACTCGCGAAGAAAACGCCGAGAAGTTTGTGGCCAAGATGGACATGCACAACGACATGAACCGGGTCATTCAGCGTCTTGACCGTCTTGATGCGAAGCTTGATGAGTTTATGAAGGAGCAGCGTAGTGCCCTCAACTAGCAAGAAGCAGCACAATTTCATGGCGGCGGTGGCAAACAACCCCGCATTTGCCAAGAAAGTAGGCGTCCCACAGTCCGTGGGCAAAGAGTTCTCCAACGCGGACAAGGGCCGCAAATTTTCAAAAGGTGGCGATATGAAACATTCAGACGTGAAAATGGACAAGGCGATGATCAACAAGGCAGTCGGCAAACATGCGGCAATGCCAGCCTCCAAGGCGCACAAGGGCTTGAAGGCTGGCGGCTCTGTTGGCACCACAAAGATGGGCGCAGTCAAGACTGCCGCCCCAAGCCGTGACGGCATTGCATCCAAGGGTAAGACCAAGGGCACAATGGTCAAAATGGCACGCGGCGGCAAAGCCTGCTAAGGAGTTGATATGAGTCCAGCAGAAAAAGAAGCCCGCCAGATGATGGCGGACAAGAAGGCTGCCGAGGCCGCCGAAAAGGCGTACAACGCAGCCAGCAAGACGCCCCCAGCATCAGCGCCAACGGTCCGAAAGGCCAAGGGTGGTAGTGTCACTCGCGCCGACGGTTGCGTGACCAAGGGTCACACCAAAGGCACGACGGTCAAGATGGCCTACGGCGGCAAGGCTTGCTGATATGAGGGCCAGTCGCGGTATGGGGGATATCGCCCCCTCAAAAATGCCCAAAGGTGTGCGTAAAGCTCGCCGGGATGACACCGACTTCACCGAGTACGCCGAGGGCGGAAAGGTGGGGTTGTACGCAAACATCAATGCCAAGCGCAAGCGTATTGCTGCTGGTTCTGGTGAGAAAATGCGTAAGGTTGGCAGCGCGGGTGCTCCGACTGCGCAGGCATTCATCCAATCGGCCAAGACTGCGAAGAAGTAAATCATGACCACATCAGGCACCACAGCGTTCAACATGGACTTAACAGAGCTTGTTGAAGAATGCTACGAGAGATGCGGGTCCGAACTCCGAACAGGCTACGACCTGCGCACGGCGGGCCGATCTTTGAACCTGATGTTCGCCCAGTGGGCAAACCGTGGTCTGAACATGTTCACGTATGAGCAGGGGTCGATTAACCTGATCCCCGGCCAAGCGACATACAACCTTCCCGCTGACACCGTGGACCTTCTGGAGCATGTGATCCGCACGGGCGCTGGGAGCCAATCAACGCAGGCAGACTTGACCATCACCCGGATCAGCGTCTCGACCTATGCCACGATCCCCAACAAGCTGCAGCAAGCTCGTCCAATTCAGGTTTGGATCGAGCGCCTGACCACTGCTCCACGCATCACCGTGTGGCCTGTACCCGACAACTCGCAGCCCTATGTGTTCGTGTACTGGCGTTTGCGCCGCATGCAAGACGCTGGCACAGGCGTAAACACAATGGACATGCCATTTCGTTTCTACGAAGCCATGACGGCTGGACTGGCTTACCACCTTGCATTGAAGATTCCCGGCGCAATGGAGCGACTGCCGATTCTGAAAGAACAGTACGATTCGGCGTGGGAACTGGCTTCAAGTGAAGATAGAGAAAAAGCTGCTGTAAGACTCGTCCCCCGTGCAATGCGAATTGGGGGTGGCTCATGATTTTAGTTTCTTTAAAAGAAGCCAAAGAAGCGGGTTTTACCAGATACTTCACTGGGGAGCCCTGCGGTCATGGTCACATCTCTGAGAGGCTTGTAAGCAATCGGTCGTGCGTTGAGTGTTCGCGAATTAAGATTGCCAAATATCGCATTGAAAACCGCGATGCTCTTTTGGAGAAAAAAAATATTGCGCAAAAGTTGTACGCCAAAAAAAATCCAGAAAAAATAGTGGCCACTCGAAAAGCCACAATGGCCAAACACCGCGAGGCGCGAAATGCCGAGAAATCCGCATGGGCTCGTAAAAACGCAGGCCGGGTGCTGGCGTGGACCAGACAAAGGCAGTTGGCTAAGATTCAAAGAACGCCCGTTTGGCTGACAGAGGATGATTGCTGGATGATTGAGCAGGCGTACGAGCTGGCACAACTTAGAACGCGGCTGTTTGGTTTTCCTTGGCACGTAGATCACAAGTTTCCCCTAAGGGGCAAAACAGTTTCAGGACTTCATGTGCCGACAAACTTGCAAGTTATACCCGGCTCGGAAAACTCCCGCAAAGGCAACCGAATGGAGGTTGCATAATGTCAAACCGGTTTGCAGCGGGTCACAGAGCGATTGCCATGTGCGACCGCTGTGGTCAGCAATTCAAACTCAAGCAGCTCCGCACAGAAATCATCAAGCAGCGCAAGTATGAGTTGTTGGTGTGCCCTGAGTGTTGGGACCCGGATCAGCCGCAGTTGATGCTTGGCACGTTTCCAATAGATGACCCGCAGGCGCTCAGGAACCCACGCAGAGATACAACCTACGTGACGTCTGGTTTGAACGACGATGGCAACTTGTCTGGCGGCTCAAGGGATATTCAGTGGGGCTGGGCTCCCGTAGGCGGGGCCAGCTTTTTTGATGTGGCACTGACGCCAAATTACTTGGTGGCAACCGCGTTTGTTGGTACAGTCTCGGTATCGTAAAGGAAACAACATGGCTAAATTCAGTCAAAAAATGATGGGCAAAGAAGTTGGTCAAGCCAGCGTCTACGCCGGACCCCACACCATGAAGGGCAAGGCTGTCAAAGCATCCAGCAGCCCCGGCAAGGAGCCAAACCGCAGTAATGCTGACACGGTCAATATGAGCGTTGGCGGCATCAGCAACAGGCTCGACGGCATGGTAACCAAGACCAGCGGCATTAAAATCCGTGGTACTGGTTGCGCTACAAAAGGCACAATGGCTCGAGGCCCGATGGCATAAGACATGCGACACGGTTCCGTCTACATTGCCACCAACAAGCATACTGGAGATCAGTATGTTGGGCAGACGCGCAAGTCTGTGCAAAAAAGATGGGATTCCCATTGGAGGACCGCAACATGCAGCACATCCCGCAAAGCAAAATTTCAGGCAGCTCTTCTTGAGTTTGGGAAAGATGCGTTTTACGTAAGAGAGGTGTTTGTTGCTTTTGACTCAGACGCCCTAAATGCCGCTGAAATTTCTTTGATTGCCGACATCCAACCGGCTTACAACGCATCTCGCGGAGGCAGGGGTTTGCGTCCGGTTGTTGTATCTGAAGAAACAAAACGCAAACGATCTGAAGCCGCCAAACTGCGCTGGTCAAATCCAGAGTGGAGGGCCAAAACCGTTGAGTCAATTAAGTTGGCGGCTCAAACTCCAGAGGCTGTTGCACGCGGCAGGGCGCTTCGGGCCTATAAAGGCATTGAAAAAAGATGGGTTGGACATGTTAAAAAAGAACGTCCTCAGTCCGATAGGTCGGGGGCGTTGCGAAAATCTTGGGAAGACCCGAGCGTTCGGAAAAAAAGAATTGAAAGCTTGAAGAAGGCTTTGTCCAAGCCGGATGCCCGCGCCCGCCGATCAGCGGCGTCAACGGGAAGAAAATTTACCCGCGAAGCGATTGAAAAATCAGCTCGCGCAAAATGGAAGCCTTTATACTGTCCAGAACTTCAAACAACATTTTTATGCGGCAAGTATGCGGCTGAATATTTGGGAGTTTTGCATACTAGCGTATCCAATGCCGTGAAGCAGAAAGGCAAGCTGTTGAGAAAGTACAGCTTGGAAATGGTGGCTTAAATCGACTACAACAGCCTCGTGACTGCCGTACAAAACTATTGCGAAAACGTTTTCGCAAAGGTGGATATTGACACGTTCATCCGCCAAGCCGAGCAGCGCATCTTTAACGTTGCTCAGCCAGCGAACCAGCGCAAGAACGTGACCGGATCGTTGTCTGCTGGCAACAAGTACCTGAACTGTCCTGCGGATTTTTTCTCCGTCTACAGTTTGGCTATTTATCCAGTTGCTGGTGGCGCGTATGAGTATTTGCTGGACAAGGATGTGAACTTCATCCGTCAGGCATACCCCAACCCCGCCACCACTGGCAAGCCCAAGCATTACGCCATCTTTGGTCCGGTATCGACCAATCAGGATGAGTTGACTTTTATTGTCGGCCCAACGCCTGACATTATGTACAACGCCGAGTTGCACTACTACGCATACCCAGAATCAATTGTGGATGCCCCTGATGGCCGCACTTGGTTGGGCGACAACTTTGATTCTGTGTTGCTGTACGGAACCATGTGCGAGGCGCTGACCTACATGAAGGGCGAGCCAGACATGGTTAAGCTGTACCAAGATCGGTACGTTCAAGCAATTGCTCTGTACAAGAACTTGGCAGACGGCAAGCAGCGCGGCGATGCGTATCGTAACGGCCAAGTCCGCACACAGGTTAACTGATGTCATTTCAACAAACTCTCACTACGCAAGCGAAGTTCATTGCGCTTCAGCATTTGGCTACTGGCACGCTCAAAATGGCGCTGTACACAGCCGAAGCGGACCTCAATGCTGACACTCTGGTGTACAGCACAGCCAACGAGGTTGTTGGCACAGGCTACGCAGCGGGTGGAAACATTCTGACCGGCGTGACGGTGCAAAAGTCCGGCACAACAGCCTATTTGGATTTTGCCGACACGACGTGGAATCCAGCCAACTTTACAGCGCGTGGAGCGCTCATCTACAATACAAGCCTTGGCAATCTTGCTGTGGCGGTATTGGATTTTGGTGCTGACAAAACGGCAACCACTTCTTTCACTGTGCAGATGCCCGCAAACACGGCGACTTCGGCGCTCATCCGTATTTCATAAGGAAACCATCATGTCCAACGAAATTGCAAAAGCCTCTGATGCCGTCTGTGGCGGTCTGATCGCAGGCACTAAGCACACCGAAACTGCCAAGGCCACAGGTCGATTCCTGCTGGAGTGTTTTGACAAAGACGGCAACCTCAAGTGGTCCGCTGAAGAGAGCAACCTTGTAGTCAACGTGGGCCTGCAGTACATGGCTGGCACGGCCCTGACAACCACAGCCCAGATCACCACTTGGTACATTGGTCTGTACGGCGCTGGCGCTTCCAACACCCCTGCTGCTGGCGACACAATGGCTTCGCACGCTGGCTGGACTGAGGTGACTCCTTACTCCGGTAACCGCCCAACAGCCACGTTTGCTGCAGCCACCAACGCCAACCCCTCGGTCGTGACCAACAGCGCTTCTCCAGCTTCGTTCTCAATCACCTCCACTCAAACTGTTGGCGGCGCATTCCTGACCAGCAACAACACTGCTGGTGGCTCGACAGGTGTGTTGTTCTCGGCTGCTGATTTTCAGTCTCCCGGCGACCGCAACGTGGTGTCGGGCGACACACTCAATGTCAGCTATAGTTTCTCTCTTGCAGGATAATGTGGTAGAGTATGCCTTCAACCAACTGGAGGCATTATGGATTTACGTATTTATCGCTTGTGGAGAGCAATGCACAACCGCTGCTATAACAGCAATGTAAAGTGCTATGGCGACTACGGAGGCCGAGGAATTTTTGTTGACGAAAAGTGGCATTCCAAAGAAGGCTTTGCTGCTTTTCTAAAAGATATGGGGCAGCGCCCGCAAGGGGCAACTCTTGATCGTATAGACAACAACGGCCCGTACTCTCCTGATAACTGCCGCTGGGCAACGCGAGATGAGCAGGCAAACAACAAGCGCAACAACCACTGGATAACTGCAAGCGGCAAGACCCAGACTATGGCTCAGTGGGCAAAAGAGCTGGGGTGCAATCCAAGCAACATCATCTACCGTCTCCGAACTGGAATGTCGCCAGAGGAGGCTGTTACCAAGCCGATTGCAGACCGTCCAAACTCCAAGCTCACCGAAGATGATGCGCGGTATGTCAAAGAGAACTATCCTGTGCTGACTTCAAGTCAGCTTGCAGTTAAACTTGGCGTAAGCAAGAAAACAGTGCTCAACATCATCCACGGCAAAACTTTTAGGGATGTGCAATGATTAAGATTGACTTTGAATTTGACACACCTCATGGCGTATTTCGGGACGCCTTGCACCTGCCTGACGACCACGGCATGACTGACGAGCAGATTGATGCTATGAAACAGCAGCGCGTGGACAACTGGATCGCCATCGTAACTGCTCCTCCGGTAGAAGAAACTCCTCCAACTGAGGAGTAAACATGGATCGCTTCTGGGTTGGCGGAACTGGCACTTGGAATACAAGCAGCACTACAAACTGGTCTGCTACCTCTGGCGGGGGTGGCGGTGCGTCTGTCCCTACAGCGGCTGACTCAGTATTTTTTGACCAAGCAGGGACGTACACTGTCACCATGACGGGCGGATTGACCTGTCTTGACTTTACGGTGTCAGCGGGTACAGTTACATTTAGTGGCACGGGCACACCAACTATTAGCGGATCAATGTCGCTTATTACGGGTACTCTTTGGCCTGCAACTGGATTTATTACATTTAACGCTACAACTACCGGAAAAACCGTTACAACAAATGGCGTATCATTTGCAGGATATATTATTTTTAATGGTATTGGTGGGTATTGGACTCTTGGTAGTTCTTTAACATCAACAAGTTCAACCGCTTTTCAAATAGGCGGCGGTACATTTGATACTGGAGGATATGCTTTAACTGTTTTTAACATAAACCTATCTTTTGCTGCAAACACAAGAGCAATTAAATTAAATAATTCGACAGTTACACTTACTGGCTCTGGTTCTGCTGTATTTTTATCCGCAGGCTCCAACACACTAACATTTGATGCTGGAACATCTCAAATAAACATAACCGCAGCTGGCAACATTGCAAACAACAGCACCTCTCCTGCAATAACATTAAATTTTTATAATGTTGCATTTACATCTACGGCAGCAGGTACTCGGTCTATCAGCGGCACAAACACATTCAACAACCTGTCCGTTACCGGGCCTGCATCCGCTGGCCTAGTTACAGTCACCTTTGACTCCCGTCAAACCATCAACGGCACACTGTCCACCACAGGCACAGCAGGTAACAGGCGCGTATTCTTTGCATCAGCCACTTACGGCATCTCGACTGACCTCGTGGTCAACTCTGCCCCAAGCCTGACAGACGCAGACTTCCGTGGCCTGTACGTCCGCGGCACAGCAGCCCCTATCAGCGGAACACGCATCGGCAATCGCGGTGAGTGCAGGGGCATCACGTTCAGTACGCCTAAGACGGTGTATTGGAACTTGGCGGGCGTTCAGAGTTGGACCGCCAATGCTTGGGCAACCACACCAACAGGCACGCCGTCCACAGATAACTTTCCACTCCCACAAGACACCGCTACGTTTACAAACGCAGGGTCAGTAACCGGAAACATTTCTCTTGGTGCTGTGATTGGTAGCATTGATATGTCTGGTCGCACAAGCGCCATGACGCTTGCTTTGTCGACTGCTACAGTTTACGGAAACTGGGCAAACGGATCGGGAACTACGCTAACAAACGCCGTAACGCTCACCTTCTCTGGCGGCACTACCCAAACCATCACCAGCGCAGGAAGAACCTTTTCATGCGGCATCACCATCGACACCTACGGCGGCACAGTACAGCTTGCTGATGCGTTAAACATTGGGTCGCAGTCTTTGACGGTGACAAACGGTACGTTTGCTACGGCGGGGTATGCGGTAACTGCTGGGGCTTTGTCGTCCAACAACAGCAACGTCAGGACTATTACGCTCGGGTCGAGTACGGTTTCAATTATTCAATTTGGTGTTGCGTTTGGAACTGCAACAAACCTTACTTTTAATGCCGGAACCTCCACCATTGACCTTTCAGGAGTTGGATCAGGGATTGCTGTTGGAGCAGGACTTACTTTCTATAATGTTAATTTTAGTTATACCGCTAGCACTGGAACTTCGCACAGTATTGCTGCAAGTGGAGCATCGTGCATTTTTAATAATATAACGGTAACTACGGCGCCCAGTGCAGGTATAAAAACAATCTCAATCGGTGTAAATCAAACCATCACCGGAACTTTGACTGTCGCAGGCGCTTCCGCAGTCCGGCGCATCTTCTTGCGTTCAGACACCATCGGCACTCCGCGCACCCTGACTGTCAACGCCATCTCTGCCACTGACTGCGACTTTTGTGACATTAACCTTGCCGGGACTGCATCAGGCGCATCGCCTACACGCGCAGGTAACTGCGGCGGCAACACAGGCATCACGTTCCCCGCACCCAAAACCGTTTACTGGAACCTTGCTGGCACGCAAAACTGGAGTGCTACGGCTTGGGCTACAGGGTCTGGTGGTACACCTGCCATCAACAACTTCCCGCTGGCTCAAGACACTGCGGTGTTTGACAATGCGGGTTCTGCTGACACTGTAACCATTAATGCTGTATGGAACATTGGCACGTTTGACGCTTCACTGCGTACCAGTGCAATGACGCTAACAATTAGTTCTTCTTGTGTAACCTATGGCGACTGGAAGTTTGGCACAGGCGTTACATCGGCTGTCACGGCAACACTTGAATTTACTAAAAACGGTACTCAAACAATAACCAGTAATGGCGTCCAATTTGGCTGCTCGTTAACAATAAACAACCCATTTGGAAACGTACAGCTTGCTGATGCTTTGCTGTTGGAATCGACAAAAGGTATAGTTCTTGCAAGAGGCACGTTTGATGCTGTCACTTATAACGTGACAACAGGGCTGTTTAGCAATGGTTCTACAGCAAACACTTTGCGGATGGGGTCTGGCACTTGGACTTTATCTGGTACAGGTGCTGTGTGGAATTGCGCTACTGCACCGACACTTATCGCCAGCACATCTACGATAGTTCTTTCTAACACATCAACAACCACAAGAACTTTTGCTGGCGGCGGTCTTTACTACAACAAGCTGACAATTGGCGGCACAACGGGAATATCAACTTTACTGCTTCAGGGCAGCAACACATTTGGCGAACTTGCATCTACAAAAACAGTAGCGCACACAATTTTATTTGATTCCGGCTCAACCAATACTTTTGGCAAATGGTCCATCACTGGAACCGCTGGTAACGTAGTCACCCTTAACTCAAATGCCGCAACCATAGCCTATAATTTTTCTATCGCAGGACCCGCTAACAGCGGCATTGATTACCTGTCTGTTCGAGATTGCCTTGTTTCCGCCACAAGCCCCGGCGAGTTTTACGTTGGCGCAAACAGCACGAACGTATCCAACAACACTCGCGTTGTTTTTACAGCTACCCCTGCACCTCGCACACTGTATTGGGTAGGCGGCACAGGCAATTGGTCATCCACAACCAAGTGGGACACAACATCTGGTGGTGGTGGTGGAGCAGCTATCCCCACATCTTTGGATGCGGTCAACTTTAATTCGCTTTCCAACGCCACAGCCTACACAGCCACAATTGACGCTGGTGTAACGCTTGCCCGATGCGCCTCGTTCACAATGGCTGGCCCGTTAACTGGCAACGTGACCTTTGCTGGCACTGTGGGTATTGCCTTCCACGGCAACGTGAGTTTTGCTGCTACGGGTATTACTCGGACGTACAACGGCTCAATGCAGTGGGCTGGCAACAGCAGTTACACGTTTAATACTGGTGGAAATTTGTTTTCTGGGTCTGCGGTTAACGTTATTGGTATTGGAGCAACGTGGACACTTGCTAATTCTATATTTTTAGCTGGGAATATCTTAACAATTACTTATGGAACATTTGACACCTCCACCAGTAATTACCAAATAACCACAGGAAGATTAGATTCTGCAAATCGTAATATAAGGTCTATTTTATTAAACGGCTCAACAATTATTTCTGCTGCGCTAGGCGGCACAACAATTCAGCTTGCTATTACTACAAATTTAACATTTAATGCGGGGACATCAACTTTTTCTTTGCAAAACGGCCTCGCAGCTATTAGTTCTGGCGGTTTGACTTTTAACAACGTCAGCTTTACTAGCACATCAGCATCAGGCATCACCATTACGGGTGCAAACACATTTAACACACTGTCGTTTGCTGGCCGCACATCTGTCGGCATTACACCTGTCACATTCAGTGCTGACCAAACCATCAGCACACTGACGCTGAACGCTGGAACAGCATCTGCCTACCGCACGTTCTTGGCATCTGACACCATCGGCACAACCAGAACATTGACGGTTGGCACTCTGACTGCTGGCGCTGCTGACATTGACTTCCGCGACATTACCATTGCTGGCGCTGCTGCACCGATCTCAGGCACTCGGTTTGGTGACGCCAAAGGTAACAGCGGGATTACGTTCCCTGCGGCTAAGACTGTTTATTGGGCTTTGGCAACCAGCAACAACTGGGGAAGCACTGGATCAGGTTCGTGGTCTGCAACAAACGGCGGCTCGGCAGCGGCGGATCAGTTTCCTCTGGCACAAGACACGGCGTTTATACCGTTTGCCAGACCCAACAACAACCAAACCATCACAGTCAACGCCAACTACAACATTGGCACACTTGACATGAACGAGCGCAACGGCAGTGCGCTGGTGACGCTGGCGACAGGTACAACTTTATCAACAGTTTACGGAAACTGGGTTAACGGCACAGGGACTACGCTGACAGGTGCAAATTTACTAACTTTTGCTGGGCGCGGCACTCAAACAATTACCAGTGCCGGTAGGACATTTACTCAATTTATTAGTGTGCAAAGTCCGGGCGGTAATGTTTTATTGGGGGATGCTTTATTATGCGACGGCTCTGGCACTTCACTTCGCGTTAACGCAGGGACTTTTAATGCTAACGGTTATAACGTAACACTTTCTAGTGGCGGTTTTTCGCTTTCAGTTGTTTCTACGGGCAGCAGAAATGTTAATGTTGGCTCTGGAACATGGGTGCTAGCAGGATCATCTTTTATATGGGACGCAACTGCATTGATTGGAATTACCGTAACAGGCACAGGCACGATCAATTTAACCTCTGCATCCGCCAAAACATTTTCTGGCGGCAGCATCTCTTACTCCGGCATCACCCTCAACCAAGGCGGCGCAGGTACGTTGACCATTTCTGGCAACAATACCTTCAAGACCATCACCAACACCTACAGTGCTACAGGTGCAACAACCATTGCTTTGGGTGCTACAACGCAGACTCTGACGCAACCTTGGACAGCAACAGGCGAAGCAGGACGGGTACTGACCATCAGCGGCACATCCGCAGCATCTCCCGGCATTTTGAGGTTTACCGGAGCAGGTCAAGCAGCCAACGTAGACTATCTGGCAATCAACAACGTCAGGGCATACAATTTGACAGACACTTGGTATGCTGGAGCCAATTCCACCAACGGCGGGACGTTAGGTTGGTACTTCATTGCCGCAGGCGGTACGGTTTACGCCGTCACCATCACCGAAACCGGAACAGGCACAGACAGCATTACGGCCAGCATAACTTTGCTTGGTTCAGTCTCAGAAACCGGAACCGGTACAGATTCCTTCTCTGCTGGTTTGGCGTACACCGGAGACATTACAGAGTCAGGCACTGTTACTGATGAAGTGTCTGCCAGATTCCTCTTCCTTGGGGCTATCAGCGAAAACGCTACAGGCGAAGACCTTACAGCGGCCATCATGACCGCGCTTGGCAACATCTCTGAGACAGCCACCGGTACGGACACGGACAGCGCCAATTTGACGGTAACACCAGCCGTAAGCGAGACCGCAACAGGAACCGACACCGAAAGCGCAAGACTGAGCGCAAACTCAAACATCAGCGAAACAGCCACCGCAACGGACTCAGTGGCGGCTTTGGCAAGGCTCTTGGCTGCTGTTTCAGAGGCTGCAACTGCCACCGACCTCACAGACTCAATCAAGGGCCTGTTTGCTTACATCGTTGAGTCAGCCAGCATCACTGACGCCCTGAACGCACCGGGCAGCACATACAACCCCTCCTTGAGCGAGACCGCTACAACCACCGACAGCATCTCTGCGTTGGCCCGTTTTGCCGTTCAGGTTACAGAGTCGGCCAGCATCACCGATGCAACCGCTGCGTTTAAAGCTTACTTGGCCGCAATACTGGAGGCTGCTTCCGGCTCAGACGCCGTTTCTCCCCGTTACATTGCCAACCCAGCCATCAGCGAGACGGCCACGGGCGCAGACACAGACGCCGCAGCTTTCACTGCACGCTCCTCAGTTTCCGAAACGGCTGCTGGTACGGAGACTGTTTCCTCCCTCAGAACCCTGCGGCCAAGCATTGTTGAGACAGCGACAGCAACCGATACAGATTCAGCCAGATACAGCACCAACCCCGCCATTTCCGAGGCCGCATCCGGTGCAGACATCCCCAGCGCGGCAGCCACATTCCAGTCGCAGGTCACAGAAACTTCCGTAGCCCAAGACATTGTGCGCGGGTTCATGGTGGCGGCTGTACAGGTTTCGGAATCTGCCACCGGGTCGGATCAGATCAGCGCCCTCCGAGCTCTTGCTGCTGCGGTTGTGGAGACCGTGTCTGGCTCGGACGCAGTGTCAGCCAAGGCAGTCTTCCGGGGTATCTTGCAAGAGATCGCCACCCTGACAGACTCCGTTAATGCTCCGGGGTCCACCTACTCAGCACCGGTTATTGAGCTGGCAACGCTTCAAGACGCGGTACGGGCAGCAGCTACATTCCCCACCGCCGTCATAGAAGCGGCCACCGGAACCGAGATCAACAGCGCAGCGTTTACACCGCTTGTCAGGATCGTCGAGACCGCAACCATCACAGACGTTGCGTCAGCCTTGGCTGCTTTCGCTGCACGGACGGCGGAGTCGGCCAACATCACCGACGAAGTGTCGCCTCCCGGCTCGATATACAACCCTGTGGTGCTGGCAGTTGCCCAACTTTTGGATCAGGTCAGCCCTGCTGGAAGCATCTACAACGCTCCGGTTCTGGAGTCGGCCACGATTGCGGACTCCCTGATTGGCGGGTTCCTGTGGAACCTGATCGATGATTCCCAAACGCCCGACTGGGGCGACATCAGCAACATACAGGCGGTATCGTGGGTTGTGGTAGCTGACAACCAGACCCCGAACTGGCAAAATGTCGGCAATACTCAAGGCACCGGGTGGACGCAGGTTAACACTGACGACGATCCAGACTGGCAATTAATATCCGCACCGTAAGGAACACGTATGACAACAGGAAATACAACGCTGCTTGGTCTGGCTCTGCCAGTTGAAGGCGAGCTTGATGGCACATGGGGTGATGTTGTCAACGACTCGATTACCTCGCTGCTGGACTCCGCCATAGCGGGCACGACCACTCTGAGTGCGGATGCAGACGTTACCCTAACTACCACGGCCCTTGCAGCCAACCAAGCTCGTCAAGCGATTATCTTGTGGAACCCGGCTTCGGGCACAGTGACCCGCAACATCACAGCTCCTGCGCAGTCTAAGATTTACACGGTGATTAACGCTTCGGGCGGAACGCAGTCCATTGTTTTCCGTGGCGCAGGTCCAACGACAGGTGTAACCATTGTCAAGGGCGAGTCTGCTGTTGTTGCATGGAATGGCTCTGACTTTATAAAAGTCAGTTCGACTGGCGGCGCAGGTACTTTCACGAACCTGACCGTCACGGGCAACCTGACTGTCAACTCTCTGACCAACACTCGCGTACCCTACGCTTCGACTTCTGGCTTGCTGGTTGACTCCGCCAACATGACCTTCAATGGCACCCGCCTGACGGTTGCTGACCTTGCTGACTCTGGCCTGACCTCGGGTCGCGTGACATACGCAAGCACTGGCGGTGCGTTGGTGGATTCTGCAAACTTGACGTTTGACGGGACGACGCTGACCGCAAACGCTCTGACCACCACTTCCACAGTCACGATCAACGGCGGCACAGCCAACGGCGTGGCCTACCTCAATGGCTCCAAAGTTCTGACCACTGGGTCTGCGCTGACGTTTGATGGGACGACTCTTGGTATCTACAACGGCACTGCTGACGCGCAGCGGTTAAATCTTGGTACATCTGGAACAAACGCAGTTATTCAAGCAACACGGGCGTCTGGAACAGTGCCAAATATGATTTTCCAAATTGACGCTGCCGAACAAATGCGCCTGACCAGCACAGGTCTGGGTATTGGGACGAGTTCGCCGGGGTACAAGCTGGATGTGAGTGTTGGAACAAACACAATTGCACAGCAATGGCAGGGGGCGGGTACAAACTTCACCTTGCGCTTGAAATCTGGCAACGGCGCAACCCCTTCATCCTCAGTGTACCGCCTGTACATGGATTACTTGAACGGCACTGCAACAAACAGCTACATTGATTTCTACCGTGGTAGCGGTGGTGCTGATGGGTACTTGGTTTTTGGTGCTTCTGGCGCTGACAAAATGACTCTCGACTCCTCCGGCAACCTCGGTATTGGGACGAGTTCGCCTTCTGCAAAACTGCAAGTGGCAAATGGCAACATTTTGCTATCAAACGCCTACTACCTTTCCGCACGGAACAACGCCAACACTTTGTCGATCAGCTTGATTGGTCGAAACACCAGCGATCAGGTTTTGATTGACCCAGATGGCTACGGCACGCTGATCGGTGCTGGCGGTGCGTTGAATTTGAATAGCGCAGGCAACCTC